CTGGTTTGTGTAACAAGCTAGTCACTTATGAACCTCGTCCAGCAGATATTTGTCTCGCAATGATCAAGATATGTAGGCCCAGATTAGCCTAGTTCGTGTAGCTCCTTCAATCGAAGGATACAAACCTCAATTTTCGCGTACTTGTGTTCACAACACAATTAACGCTTTATCGACGAGATTTGTTTCCGACGAGACTTACGAATTTCCAGACTCCATCGAGTTAGCACATCGCTACTTGAAGGAGCAACTTGACATCCAAATGGGTTCGAAAGGTTATACTTTCGAATCTCTCACTTATGATGAATTTATAGATAGCATGGAGTGGCCTCTTAAGAAGAAAGAGGAGGCACGACTGATCGCTGCAGAATTCAATAATGATGAGATTGCTTGGCTGGATGACAAAACTCGAGCTTTTGCCAAATGGGAAGAGTTGAAACAAAAGACAGCCCTGAATACTAGATTAATTCAAGGGTTTGGTGACGGTTTCTCTCTAATTACTGGGCGAATGATCAAGAGCATTTACAAAGCTCTCAAGCCTGTCTTATCTGATCCCCTTGCAGTCATCTGCGTTGGGTCGATGATGACAGCTGAGCAGATAGGTCAATGGCGTCTTGATTGTGACAGTAAGTTTCCACATACGCTCGATCTGGATGGTGAAGCCTATGATGCAACCACTTTGAGACTACGCACGCTTAAAACTATTGAATTATATAGAAGTCTCAGTGGCACAGACCATTCTTCTCTCGATGTTTTGGAGAGAAGTTTGAAAATCCACGGTTCTTTATTCGCACAAGGAATCAAGTACAGCTTGCCTACTCAAAGTTGGCTTGACGGTAGCGCCCCTATGGCCTCAGGGAGAGCAGATACGACTCTCACTAATTCTCTGCAAAGAGCTGAGGAAGGATTGTTCTACTTGTTGAGCACTGGACGTAGAGGTAAGATCATCGTTTCTGGAGATGATCTACAAATAGCGTACTCGGGTGCACCCTTCTCTAAAGACGAGATTCAAGGTTTAGGAATCCGGCTAAATCGACGGGAAAAATTCGAGAATGACAAGCGTGAGAATGCTGTCTTTCTGCGGAAGCTTTTTTATCCTGTTGGTGACTTAATAATCCCCGGAGTGTTGATTGGAAGAGCAATCTCACGTGCTGGGTGGATTAAGGCCGATGTCAGTGCTAAGAAGAGAAGCGGTGTTTTGAAAGGAGATATGTTGGGTCGTTTAGCCTGCGACCGCCATGTTCCAATCTTGTCTGTTTATGCCAAACGCATCATAGAATTGTTAGACGAAACGAAGGCAATTCAAGGTACTAAGAAGAACCACAAGGAGTGGCTTCAGTACGACAATAGTTACGAGAAGATGAGCAACACATATGAATTTGTTGCTTCGCGATACAACCTGACCGTTGAGGACATTTTGGATTGCGAGAAATATGTCGAGACTATACAACTCAAAGAGAACTTAGATCATTATGTGATTGATCGGATCTTTGAAGTTGATGTCGGTAGCGCTGAACCCGTCCGCGAGGGTCTCTGGTACAGTGGACATGAA